CGGCCTCACGCAGAAAGCCCCGAGCCGTCGTCGACCGACGAGACTCGGGGCGTTCCGGGCGTGCGGTCTAGTCGAGGTAGTCGCGCAGTACGGACGCCTATGCGCTATGCGATTCCGCTTGTGGCGCAGGGGATTTCGGAGCGCTAGGGGGTGAAATATCCTGGACTGAACATTGCCGCTCACGAACCTTCCAGCGCTCCGTCGCCGGGCTGACGCTACCGCGCGCTGGCCATCTAGCGAGTCGCGTAACTTCCTGGTGCCCGGAAGACACAATGTTGCCCACGTAACCGCGCCATCACTCGCCGGACAGCTTCCCCCTAGGATCTCGCTCACGTTGGCAGCAGTTTCACAGGGGGAGACGTAACGAGATGGTCAGGGCAACATCGATCGCACTCTTGGCCGCCGCGGCTCTGACCTTGGGTGCATGCGGCACCGATTCCACGGCGACGTCCGGAACGGGCGGGGGCGGCGCGGCGCTCTCGACGCCCTCAACCGACGGCCAAGGCAGTGGAGCCGACAGCCCCAGCGACTGGGCGCCCGCCGATGCAAGCCCCGAGCAGATCGCGCTCATCACGGCCTGCGCTGACCCCGGAGTAACAGAGGCGCTATCCGCGCTGTACGGCACCGAGATGAGCCGGGTGTGGCTCGCGGTACCGACACTAGAGCCAGGCGCCAACTTCAGGCCCAACCAGAACTGGTCGCTGTTCCCGGGGGGCACGACGGTTGAGTGCAACTGGAACCCAAAGTCCGACCCGGTGACGGGAAATCCAACGTCCAACGCACCGGACTTCACGGCCGTGATCACGACGGGCGACAAGATGGATGTGCCCGGCTCCAGCGCCGTGCCAATCGAGGGCGGGTTCTTCCAAGCCGGGGTGTTTGAGGACGCGCCCGCAGGATGGATCGTGATTGACGACGCCCCCGCCGCAGAACTGTTCCTGCAGACCAGTGACGCGCAGAAGCTCGCCGGTGGCAACTTCGATAGCACCACTGCAACTCTCGTCGCTGCCCTTGCCAAGGCACTGTGATCGAGTGGGCCGCGGAAGGTCTGGCACCCTCCCTCGTCACCACATCTGAACGGTTCCGGTCGTCGCGAGGCTAAGGGCCCGGTCGGTGGCCATAACGGCACAGACGGCCAAGTCAATCTTCCGCGCGGAGTGCTTCGTGTCCTTCGTGATCCGGTAGCCGCGAGCATCGTCGCGGGCGACAGCCTGGCTGATGTGCCTGGCCAGCTCGACGTTCCCGGAGTGTGACAAACCCTCGGTGACGACGGCCTCAAAGAATCGTTGGGTGGCCGGCGTCATGCGGGCGGGACTCTGCGGGTACTCGGTGATCGGCAGCCCGTCGTCCGACAGAACCTCGAGCGAGCGTTGCCAGCGGAACGGGTCGGCGGTGACCTCGCGGACGGTCCAACGTGCGCAGGCGTCGCGGATCGTCTGCTCGACCTCGCGGATCGGCACGCGCCAGGACGGGTCACCCTCGGGACGGGACCACACTCCGACGACGTCAAGGTGCGGGGACTCCTCGACGGTGGCCACGACCAGCGCAGTGGTGTCGCCGCTGAACGAGCCGTCGAGCGCTAGGACGACCTCTGTGCCGTCGGGAATCCCGCGGCCGGGGTCAGCGCAGCGCTTCCATGCGCCGTCGGGGAGCCACTGGTCGTCGCGTCCTGCCCACTGCCCGAGCCGGTAACGGCGGAAGGCGGACTCCCGTGCGGTCTTCAAGTTGCCGCGTAGCGCGTCTGCGTGGAGGAAGTCGCCGAGCGCCGGGTTCGCAATGGCCCAGGCGGCTTCGTCGTCCAGGTCGCAGCCGAGCGGCGCGGCGTACTCCTTGAAGTAGAACGCGGGGTCGTCCTCTGTCATCGCCTGCTGCCGCAGCCGCCACATGACGCCGGCCTGATCTCCCGCGGGCGTAGAGATCGCCAGGGTCAGGCTGCGTTCCCGCTTGCCCGCGGCGAGGGACATCGCCTCCCAGACCTCATCGGTGACGACGTGCAGCTCGTCGACCACCACGAGGGAAGGGTCGTAACCCTGGAGCGCTGCCGCCTCGCTTGGCAGCGGGCGCAACTCGCTGTTCGTGTGCGGGACGTACAGCCGGTCCTTGTAGATGTGCGTCCGCTCGGCCAGCTCGGGCGACAGCTCGACCATTCGGCGCGCAGCCGAGAACAGGATGCCCGCCTGGCGCTCGTCGGAGGCCACGGCGAGCACCTGCGCTGATTCCTCTCCGTCGGCGAACAGCGCGAACAGCGCCAGCATCGCTGCCAGGCTGGTCTTCCCGTTGCCGCGCGGGATCGACAACAGTGCGGTGCGCGGGCGGGGGTCGTCGAAGACGGCTTCGACAAGGTCCCGCTGCCAAGGACGCAGACGCACAGGCCCGAGAGCACCCGTGCCCTTGGGGATTGTCAGTGCGGCCTCGATCCATGCCACTGCCCGTCGCCCACCGCCCTCAGGTAGCCATCCCAACTCGAGTGGCGGGGCGGTGATCGCCGCTTTCGGCCCAGCCCTTCTCGCCCCGACGCTATGCACCCGATGCTTCAATCCGGCTATGAATCGTGCGGAGAACCACTTCATGGTCAAGCTGACGGGTGATGACCAGGAGTTCACTTGGGGCCGATACAAGACGGACCAGACGCAGTACGAGTTTCTGCCCAATGGCGTCCTGCACATCCGCTCCGTGAAGATGAAGTCGGGACACCACAATCTCCCTGATCCGGAGTGGGAACTCAGAGACACGTACTTCGCCCCTCACGCCTGGGAGTACGCCTACGAGGGGGGCCCGGCGCTGGCCGCCGACGGGAGCCCCCTTCCCAAGTGAGGGCCGAGAGAGTCGGAAACCGGCGCTGGCGGGGTCTACGCCCTGGCCCTCTGAAGACTCGTCAGCGGGCCGCATGGAGCCGCGCGAGGGTCATCAGGCGGGCATGTGCCGCTGCCTGCCGTACCGCGGTGATCTGCGCGTCGGCGTAGGCAGGCAGGGCCACGACGCTGATCTCGACGAGCGTGGCACGCATGCGCGTGACGGCGCTGCGGTCGGGCGCCCACTCGTCGTCACGCGGGATGAAGCCGACACTCAGCCCGGTAGCCACGCCGTCACGGACGAGGGTGAGCACGTCACGCCCGGCCACGGTGTTGGACACCAGCAGCTCGGCCTCCAGCCCACGCTCCGTCTCGGTCAGCGACATCGCTCGACCGATGGGCAGTGCGTCGTGGTCGTGCTGCGCCATCAGCTTGACCGACGACGGGTCGGCCGTGGCTTCGGCGAACACGCCGCGGGCCATCCGCTCGACGTAGGGGCCGATGGGGGTGGGCACGTCGTAGGGCACGGCGAGCCCGGTGATGGTGCGTCCGGCGTCTGTCTCGCGTACCTCCAGGGCTCCTGCGATGGTGCGGGTGATCACGGGGTACTCCTAGGCGATGGTGGAGGCGGGAGCCGCGGGCAGCGGCGGGCGGTCTTCGAGGGCGCGTGCCTCGTCGACGGTGAGGAAGCCGGACGCGATGCCGATGGAGTGCGCTTCGTACCGGGTCTTCAGGTCCGCGCGGAGCAGGGCGCCGGTGTTGAGCTTGACGACCTGGCCGCGGGGCAGGAGATCCGACAGGGCTGCCTCGATGCGGGCGACCCACGGGCCGAGCGCGAAGGTGGTGAAGTCCAGCGCGCGCTGCTCGACGTTGGCATACGTGAGCGATCCGCCGGCCTCTCCCCCGATCATCTCCGGGGGCACGCCGAACAGCCGGGCGATCTGCGCGACGGTGAAGCGCTGGGTCTCGACGAACTGCGACTCGTTCGGGCTGATCGTGATGGGCGTGAACTCGACGTCGCCGGAGAGGATGGCCAGCTCGCGGCGTCCCTTGTGGGATGCGTGCCAACGCTCCTTCAGGGAGGCGGCCGTCTCCGCGGTGATCGGCCCCTTGGAGATCAGCAGACCGGACGGGGTGGCGTTGTCGCCGAAGAACCGCGCACCGAAGCTCTCAGCCGCAAGGCCGAGCCCGATCGACTGCCGCGCGTACTCGATCGGACTGAGCCCCACGAGCGAACCCGGCGAGGTGAACGCACGAACGTGGAAGATGTCGCCACGGTCGTACTCGGTGCCGCCGATGCGGTACTCGATGCGTCCGGCGTCGTTGCGGTAGACCTGCACGACGTCGGGGTTGACCAGCTCGATCTGCGATGGCCAGCCAGCGGCGCCAGTGCGGCCGGTGATCACGCCGTATGCGTTGCCTCGCAGGGTGAGCGAGGTCATCAGTGCGTGCAGCCACTCGATGGTGGTGAACGTGTCGCTGGGGCGGGCCAGCAGGACTGGCAGCGGCAGCGGTGTGTCCGGCGTGCCCTTGCGGTACACGTCGACGGGGAGGGTGCTGACCGTGTCGGAAAGCAGCCTGACGCACGCCCAGACGGCGGACAGACGGAGCGACGTGTCAGCGGAGACGGAGATCCCCGCGTCGGTGCCGTAGGCGTCTGTGGTCCGTCCGAGCATGAACGGATGGGAGGCGCGCTCCTCCCGAGCCGAAGCCCGGGAGGAGCGCCAGGAGAAGATGCCCACGACTCAGCTGTCGACCAGCTCGTAGGCGCCGGTCGCGTTCATCAGCTTCGCGGCGAAGCGGCTGAGAGCGCGCACGGCGACGGAGTCGGTGCCGAACAGGGCGTCGCGGCTGACCTCGATGGTCGGCGCCTTCCGCACGACCAGCACAGTCTGCGCCGGGTCAAACAGGATGGCCTTGTTCGCGGTGACCGCGGACGACACGACGAGCGGCAATCCGAAGACGGTGCCGACGAAGCCGCGGGCGGGTCCGTCGTTCCAGAGGGTCGGGCGGGTCGAGCCGCTGACCTCCTTGAGCTTCAGTAGCGTCTGCGCGACCGCGGCGGTCGTCACGATGCCGCCAGGCTGAGCGCCGGCCGCCTGCGCGGTGACAATGGCGTCGCTGATGACATCGAGGGACGTGGCGAACGCGGCGTCGGTGGCGACGGCGGTGCCGTCGGCCTCCAGCGCGGTGACCAGTGCCGTCTCCCAGGCGAGGGCGTGGCGCTTGGTGATGCCCTGCGCGAAGCCGTCGAGGATCGCCGGGTCAGCGTCGTCCCAAACCTCCGAGGACACGGCCTCGTAGCTCGAATACTTCGCGGGCGTAATGACGATGCTCTCGACGTCGAACCCGACGTTGCCGGTGATGTCGGCACCCTCGTTCGTGGCCGTAGCGGCGCCGTCCGTCTTCAGCTTCGGGACATCGACCTGAATCTTGTCGGTCTGGATGACGCGCCACGCGAAACCGTCGAGCAGCCGCGACTGCGGGCGCACAAGATCGAACCAGCCCGTCTGCACATCGTTCCCGATGGGCGAGCGACCCTTGCCCGACATGGTCGAGGAGTCCACGGTGTTGGATCGGGCCTCGATGAGCCAGCGCCCGTATCGGTGCTCGGTGTCGGCCGGGGTCGTCGTAGTGACGGTCGCGGCGCGCAGCTCACGGATCTCGGCATCCCGCGCGGCGTCGAGACGGTCCTCGACCTCGCGGATCTCGTCAGTGATGCGGTGGTGCTCTCGCAGCTCGTCGGCGGTGAGGTCACGGCACTCGTTAGCGGCGCGGTTGATGATGCTGTCTGCGTCTGTGCGCAGCATGCTGCGCTTCTCGACGAGATCGGTTACGTGCACAGGTAACTCCAACTAGTAGAGGGTTTGCCGCCAGGGGTGGTGGTCTGCGGTGCGAGGACCACGCGCTCCCGCGTCGTGGCGGCAGCTATGGCGCGGGAGCGCGTGGTGGCTTAGCGGATCCGCCTATTGGCGGTCCGGGCTGAGTTGCAGGAGCGGCAGGCGGCGACGAGGTTTGCCGGGTCGAGCCGGGGGCCGTTGTCTGCGAGGGCAATGACGTGGTCGGCGGTGCTCGCCGGGCGTCCGCACCAGTGGCAGACGTGGCTGTCACGGATGAGGACGAACTCGCGGATCTTGCGCCACTGCCGGTCGTATCCGCGGGCGGTGGAGCCACTGCCGGCGTGGCTCTGGCGCCGTGCCTGACATGCGCGGCACCGGGTGCCGGGGCTGGGCCTTCCGCAGTCCAGACACGGTCGCGGCAGCGTCATCCGGTCAGCTCCGACGGGTCGTCGGGGACCATGGCGGCGATGAGTGCGTCGCGGCGCTCCATCCACTCCGCTTCGGCGATCGTCATGCGCTCCAGCTCATCGGGGCCGAACAGCCGGGAGCCGTGGACGCGGGCCAGTCCGGCGTACCCGTCGGCGGCGGCGAACTCGAGCCGGTACCAGAGCTGCCGGTCGTCGTCGATCTCCGAGACGATGCGGAACGAGCGGGACGCGAGCGCGAACAGGAAGTCGCCGAACGTCTCGCCGTGGATCTCGCGGAGCTGCTGCTGCACACGCTCCGGCTGCCCCTTGAGCCCGGCCTTGTAGTAGCCGAACCAGAGCACCCAGATGGGGTCGTCGGCGGGCGGCTGGAGGTTGCCGGGGGTGGGGGTTTCGTTGGTCATCGGAGCTGCCTTCCGTTGAGGGGTGGGGGTGGGGCAGTGCGGTGCGTGCCATTGGTTGAGGGAGCCGCAGTGCTCGCACGGGGTGGTCATGTGGTCCTCCGCTGAACGACGACGCCGCGGTACTCGCAGAGCGCTTCGAGGTCGGGGAGCTCGGACAGGCCCACAAACGTCGTCCGGGGCGTGTGACGGGGCTTCAAACCCGCGGACACTGCGAGGGCCCGGACGTCTGTGTTCGTCAGTCCTGCGCCGTTCTGGGCGGCGCTGAGGGCGACGGTGCGGCCGCGGATCGTGGCGATGACGACGGCTCGTCGTACTGGGGCCGTCACGCCACTGCCTTGACGTAGGTGAACGCCATGCGCGCCGGGAGATACGTAGTGGGCGCGTCACTTTCGTGCTCAGAGGTGGGCACCGTTGTGCTCAGCGCCGCGTCGCCCCCGGCGTCGGGTTCACGCACAACGCTGCCCACTTTGGACCCCCGTCTCGCTGCCCACTTCTGTGCGGGGAGCTGGGCAGCGATAGGCGGGGGCAATGTCAATCCGTACTCTGCGCGCCGGCCGTCCTTGCCGTACCGGCCGCGCGCCGGGGGCACCGTCATCACGATGTAGCCGGAGTGCGTCAACACTCCGATGTAGCGCCGCACCCATCGCTCACCGAACGTCTCGCGGACGTCGGGCAGCGTGATGCCGGTGCCGGTGGTGCCCTTGCCGCAGTGCGAGAGCGCGATAGCGAACGCGAGCAGCTCGGTGGACTTGGGGCCGTCGAACGGATCGAGCCGTTGCCTGGCGACGTCGATGACGGCCTTCTGCCAGCGAAACAGGGGCACGGTGGGCGGCGTCAGCGCGACCACGTACTCAGCGGGGGCAGTCGCAGCTCCGCTGCGTGCCGGCGGCGGACGGCCGCGATGTAATCCATGAAGCAGTGCCTGCAATGCCGGGTTGGCTGACCGGACCGGTTCAGGGTCACGGGTCGCCGGCCGCACTCGGCGCAGCGCTCTTGAGGGGGGACGTGGGTGTGACTGCCGCTCACGGGGGGATCTCCATTTCGGGCATAGAAAAGGCCCGCTCCCGGAATCGGGGCGGGCGTGCGGTTGAGTAGTTGTCGGTCTAGGCGACGTTCTCGATGCCGGCGACGACGTCGGCGATCTCCTGGACTTCGCGAACGCCGTCGGTGACCTTGCGTCGGGCCTTGGCGGACTTCAGTGCGAGGGCAGCGAAGTACGCCTTCTTCGCGTTGGCGACTCGCCTGGCGCGCTCCTCGGGGTCGAGGCGGCGGTCGGGGTCGACCTGGTCTTCGAATCGGCGCATGAAGGCGGTGCGCCCCGGCGCCGTCGCCGCGCTGCGGTCGGGCTCAAGAGCCCAACGGGTGTTGGCGGCGATGCTCGATCGCAGGCTGTTCAGGGACGCGTCGTGGTCCGACATCACGAACTCCTTCTGATTTCGGGCATAGAGAAAGCCCCGAACACAGGGGTTCGGGGCTTGGGGCGGGTGCCGCAGTGAGTGGGGCTTCTAGCTGCTCGGCTCGGGCAACGTGTCTACGCGCTCCGGCACGGCACCGGTCACGTGAAGGTGCCAAACATCATTGGTGAAGACGTACTTCTTGCCGTCCGACAACTCGTAAAACGGCAGCCGTCCGCGGTTCATCCAAACGCGGATCTTGCGCTCGTCCACCTCGGTGGCGGCTGCCGCCTCGGGCACGCGACACAACACGCCGTGGTCGTCCATCTCGATGAGCTTGGCCGACCGCTCGCGCTCTCGTGCAACCCGCTCGACGAGTGGCCCGGTGATGGCCGGGTCGGCGAGGAGCCGGTCAAGGGCGGGGAGCAGCTCGTCGTCGAGCTGCTCGGCCACGGACATCCATCGGCCGTGCCGGCGGTAGACAGCATCGTCGCCGCCGACCATCCGGGAGGGGTGGATGCGCTGCCACGGGGGCCGAGCTCCGGCGCGGTCAACGGCGTGGGTCAAGTGCTCAGTGACGATGAGCTGAACGACCAGGGGATCTGCGCCCGCAGCTCGCGCGTACTCGAAGATCCTCATGGGACCCCCTGTCTGCGGGCATACCTCGCCTGCTGTCAGAAATATAACACAGACAGCGCCGTGCGCGCCAACCTCGGATAGCGCATCGGTGGTCACCTGCGAACCGGAGGCAGATTTGTCCCCTCACCTATGCCCTTTCTGTCAAGCCGGGTCAGCTCAGAGGTCGCCGAGCCCGAGCCGTCGCGACTCCTCGGCCGCGCGGTCGGAGGCCTGCGCCTTCGTGTAGCGCATCAGCATGTCTGGACGCTCCCAGCCAGCGACGGCCATGAGCCCCATCTCCGATCCGCCGGCGGCGAGCCATCGATGGGCGGCGGTGTGCCGCAGGCGGTGCGGGTGGAAGCCCTCGATCCCGGCGAGCTGGGCGCGGTAGGCCAAGGTCTTGTGCAGGGCGTCGTAGGTGAAGCCCCTGTTTCGGTCCCCCAGCCACAGTCCTTCCAGATGTGCCAGGCGGTGCTGCTTACGCACCCGCATCCATCGGTCCAGCGCCTTTGCGGTCTGCGCCTGGAATGGCACGACCCGCCCTTTGCCGCCCTTGCCGCGAACGACGAGGGCGCGGCCCGAAGCGAGGTCGACGTCGGCGAGCTTCATGTTGGCGGCCTCCCCCGCACGCATTCCCGTCTCGGCCATGAGTCGCACGATGGCCTCGTCGCGGCGGTCCCGCAGGTCGGTGCCCGAGCAGGCCTTGATGAGCGCACGCAACTGGTCGTCGGTGAGCGGCTGGACGACCTTGGCGTCGAGCTTGGGGCCGCGGACACCAGCGATGGGGTCGACGTCCAGCTCACCCTCGTCCACCAGCCAGGCCGAATACCGGCGAATGGCCAGGTGCCGCGAGCGGGCGGTCGCAGCCTCGGCGCCGTTGCTCAACAGGTGGTCGACGAAGCCCGAGAGGGTGGCCCGGTCGAGGACGGCCGGGCGGTCCGAGGCGGCGCAGAACGCAAGGTACTGCCGGACTCCCGTCGAGTACGACTTGATCGTCTGCGGGCTCTTGCGCTCGGCCCGCAGGTGCAGTTCCCAGGACGGGAGCAGCGCTCCGAGGTCCGGATTCTGCGGCGATCGGCTTCGTGGTGGCATACCCGATATCCTGGACTAAAGCGCTGTGCGTGTCTAGCGTGACACGCGACAGCCCCGAAAACCGTTGTCAATGCAGGGGATTCGGGGCTGTCGAGGTTGGTCTACTAGTCCAGGTAGTCGCGCAGGACCTGCGAGCGGCTCGGGTGCCGCAGCTTCGACATGGTCTTGGACTCGATCTGGCGGATGCGCTCGCGCGTCACGCCGTAGACCTTGCCGATCTCGTCGAGCGTCTTGGGCT